TGACCGGCTGCACGGCCCCCAGCTTCACCAACGCCGCCATGCAGCACGGGACACTGTGCGAGCCTCTAGCCCGGCAAAACTATCAGGATCGACATGGGGTTCTGGTTACGGAGATCGCTTTCGTCGAACATCCGGAGATCGCCATGACCGGCGCCAGTCCGGACGGGCTGGTCGGCGATGAGGGGCTTATCGAGATCAAGTGCCCCAACACCGCGACCCACCTGGACACCCTGCTCGGCGAGCCCGTCGCCCAGAAATACGTCACGCAGATGATGTGGCAAATGGCCTGTACCAGCCGCGAGTGGTGCGACTTCGTCAGCTTCGACCCCCGCCTGCCGGAGAACATGCAGATGTTCGTCCAGCGGGTGCCGCGCGACCTCAGCCTGATCCTCGACCTTGAACAGCAAGTCTCCGATTTCCTCGCCGAGATCGACGCCAAGGTTGAGGCTCTGACCGCCAAGTTTGCGAAGGCGGCCTGAGATGTCGCGCGCCCTCCTGATCCTATCCAACGACGCGATGCGCGCCCGCGCCATCAACTGGATTGCGAAGGCGGAAGTCGGGACGCAGGTAGAGTTTCGCGAGGCCAAACGCTCCACAGAACAGAATTCCAAACTCTGGGCCTGTTTAACTGAGATTGCCCGCCAGCGCCCCATCCACAACGGCGTGAAGATGACGCCCGACCTCTTCAAGGCCGTTTTCATGCAGGCGCTTGGCCGGGAAATGGTCATGCTCCCCACGCTGAACGGGGACGGGTTCTTTCCCATCGGCCACCGCTCATCCGAGCTGTCGAAGGCCGAGTTCTCGGATTTGCTTGAACTCATCCATGCATGGGCCGCAACGCAGGGTATCACCCTCAACGACCCCTCCGATGGGAGCGCAAGCGACCGGGTCACTGACGGTCCAGAACCCAGCACGGGACGGCTCGGGCACAAATCAAATACTGAACCAACCCGTGAACCAGGGATGGCGGGGGGATGATTACCTTCGGCTCTGTCTGTTCCGGGATCGAGGCCGCGTCCGCCGCATGGAAGCCGCTCGGCTGGAAATGCGCCTTCATGTCGGAGATCGAGGCGTTCCCGCGCGCGGTCCTGAAACACCATTACCCCGAGGTGCCACTGCATGGCGACTTCACGACGATCCAAGCCGGAGACTACGACCCAATCGACCTTCTGGTCGGAGGAACACCTTGCCAGTCTTTCAGCGTCGCGGGTCTCCGAGGCGGATTGGGTGACGACCGTGGCAACCTGGCCCTCGAATATCTTAGGCTGGCTGACCGCCTGCGGCCCCGGTGGCTGGTTTGGGAGAACGTCCCCGGCGTCCTGTCGTCGAACGGAGGACGGGACTTTGGAGCCATCCTCGGGGGCATGGGCGAACTCGGGTATGGCGTCGCCTACCGAGTGCTTGACGCTCAGTTCTTCGGAGTGGCCCAGCGACGCCGCCGTGTGTTCGTTGTCGGACGCCTTGGAGACTGGCGACGTGCCTCGGCGGTTTTATTTGAGCGAGAAAGCTTGTGCGGGAATCCTCCGCCGCGCCGACAAGCGGGGAAAGCAGCTCCCACCATCCCTAGCCGAAGCACTGCGGGCGGCGGCCTCGGAACCGACTTCGACCGCGACGGAGGGCTGATCCAGGAGGCGTTCGGCGGCGGCAACACGTCCGGCCCGGTGCCGGTCGCCGCTGCGCTCGCTGCGCTCGCTGCGCACGGTAGGCGGCAGGACTTCGAAGTCGAGACCTTTGTCACCCACGCCCTGCGCGGCGAGAGCTTCGACGCGAGCGAGGATGGCACGGAGCGGGGAACGCCGATCGTGCCCGTCGCTTACCGGACAACGGGCAACGATGGCGCCTACGAGACCGGCGATGCGGTCGGCGCGCTGACCACGTCGAGCGACCCGAACGCGCAGATCGTGGCCTTCGCCCTCCGTGGCCGTGAAGGCGGAGCCATGCCCGAGGTCGGTGGCGATCAGGTCGGCGCGCTGCGGAGCGCCAACGGCGGGTCGAGCCGGGACTATGTGGCGTTCAGCGCGAAGGCTAGCTCGGTGGACGCCAGCGACGGCGCCACCCCATCGCTCAGCACGGGCGGCGGCGGTATCGGCGCTGGCCTATCGGTCGCTTCCGCATCGGCCGTTCGCCGCCTGACGCCGCGCGAGTGCGAGCGCCTTCAAGGCTTCCCCGACGACTACACCCTGATCCCCTGGCGCAAAGGCGAGGCCCCTGACGGCCCGCGCTACAAGGCGCTCGGCAACAGCATGGCCGTTCCCTGCATGGCGTGGATCGGCCGGCGGATCGAGGCTGTCGAGGCGCTTGCTGAGGCGAGGGTCGCTGCATGAGCCGTCAGGTCCCCGAATGGATAGCCGATCACGACGACCAGGATATTCCGACGCGCGTGAAGCTGCGGATATTCCGCAAGTACGACGGCCGCTGCTACGTCACAGGACGAAGGCTCCAGATCGGCGAATACGACTTCGACCACATCAGGCCGCTGTCGATGGGCGGGGGGCATCGGGAGTCGAACCTGGCCCCGATCTATCGGCCGGCGCACCGCGAGAAGACCGCCGAGGAAGCGGGCCCCCGCGCGAAGGCTGACCGCATCTACCTGAAGGAAAACGGCCTCTGGCCCAAGTCCAAACGCCCCCCTGAAGGGCCGGGGGTTCGAGCCCTCGCGGAAGGTATCCCACCATGAATGAAGAGGTGAAGCTGCGCTGCGCTTTGGATGCAGCACTGGCCAGATATGACGAATACGTCGCCAAGTGCCCGGTAAATAATCCGCGCCGGCCGTTCAGGTCGTCAGACGCTTGCCCGACTTGCGGGGCGACCGCCGACTCGTACTGCGGCAGGGATGCCGCCGCCTCGTACGCGCTAATTCAAGAACTTCGCCCCCTCGCCACCCAAACCCCAGAGAACCCCCATGGCTGAAGATATCTCAGAAGTGTTGGAGGAAATCGCGACGCTCGCGAAGACCCTGCGCAACAGTCACAAGCTTTGTGGGCCTCGGAAATACGAAGAGAAGCCGCGCGAACTGAAGGCTTACCACGAGGGCCGCTACTTCGCGGGCAAGGACTTGTGGGCGATGGTCGTCAAGTTGCGCGCCCTCCTCAACCACATCACCCCTCAGGGGGGAGTAGAATTATATGTGCCCGAGCCGTCCCCTACCCAAGAACACGTAGGCATTGCCCAGCCGCAGACGCCGCTAGGGCGCGACGATGTGTTGGGCGCGCTCCAGTACGCGCTTCAGCACCGCATTGATCTGTTCGATGCGCTACGGGAGCTTGTCTGGATTATCGACCAGGCGGGGCTGCTGAACCTGAGCAACGGTGTCCAGCTTGGGCAAACTAGCTGGTACGTGAAGGCGAGCGACAGGCTGGAAGTTGCGCGGGCTACTCTCCGCTCCCCGCTCTCCGATGGGAGCGCCAGCGACCGAGTAGCCGCCGATGCAGAACTAGCAAGGGACGGCTCGGGCACAAATAAAACCACACAACCCGACCACGCACCGGGTGAAGGGGGATGGCTGCCGATAGAGACGGCCACAGCGGCGAACAAACACGTCCTCGTTCTCCTCGACGGCCAGGTCTGCGAAGCGCGATGGAACCCGCGCGACGGCTGGTGGATCGCGACCTTCAACGGCCAAATCTGGCGACACCGGCGGCCTTCCCACTGGATGCCGCTTCCGGCCCTCCCCCCACCTCAAACGGAAGGCAGTGCAGCATGAGCGCCCGCCTCGGCTACGCAGACCCGCCCTACATTGGCTGCGCCCACCTCTATGCGTCCCACCCCGACTACGGGGGCGAGGTCGATCACGCCCATCTGGTCGATCGCCTTGAAAGCGAGTTTGACGGCTGGGTGTTGCACGCGGCGGCCACGCCTGCGTCGATGGCCGTACTGGCCCCTCTGGTGGAAAGGACCGGCGCCCGCTGGTGTTCGTGGGTGAAGGGGTTTGCGGCCTTCAAGCGCAATGTCTCCGTCGCCTACGCGTGGGAGCCGGTCATCATCAAACCCGCGCGCAAGCCTGTGGTCAGCAAGCGGCTGGTCATGCGCGATTGGGTCGAGTGCCCCATCACGCTTCGCCGGGGACTGACCGGCGCTAAGCCCGAGGCGGTTTGCCATTGGGCCTTCGAGCTGCTCGGCGCCCGTCCTGAAGACGAACTTCACGACCTGTTTCCCGGCACCGGCGCGGTGCGCGCGGCGTGGCGGACGTGGCAGGGAAAATTCGCGCTGCCGGAGAAAGCAGCATGACCGCCCCCTCAGACCTGAAAGAGCGGGTTAGCGCCGCAATCTGGGAAGTCATGCGCGCCCACGACGGGACGCTGCTCACCGGCGATTTTCGGCCCAGCCACGACCAAATTGTGGAGGCCGTTATGGCCGCCCTCGTCGCAAAGGAGAATGACCGTGGGTGAGAAGCGATGCTCGAAACCTGGCTGTGACGCGCGGCGGATCGTGGGCCGCCCCTGCAAGGATGGGGACTGCCCGCAACAGTGGGTTCACCACAGCGAGTTCCCCCAACCAGCGAGCCCCGCG